CACTTGATATCTTCGCGACAAGCAACAGAGGTTGGAATAAGGTTCCGCTCCTGTGGGTGTCTGCCGAAAGAGCATTCCAAGTTAAGCACGATAAGGATCTAAGAGATTCTAACGGCGTCCTAAAGTTACCGCTTGTTACGATTGAGAGAACAGGGATAGAAAAGGACCCGTCAAGGAAAGGCATCTACCAAGCACATATCCCCCCGCAGAATGATGCTAAGGGTGGTGCGATTGTGATCTCTAAGAGAATGAATCAGACTAAGACGGGCGACTTTGCTAACGCTGACTCCTTTAAAACAAAGCCTAACTTCGGTGTGCAAGGTCCGTTGGTCGGGCAGCTAAACTTTCCATTTAAGAATAACAAGGTGGTTTACGAGACATTAACAATGCCTGTCCCCACCTATGTGAACATATCTTATAACGTTATTCTGCGAGGTTCATACTTCCAACAGATCAATGAAATGCTAACGCCCTTCTTGGTCAAGACAGGGCAAATCAACAACTTCTTTATCAATGCCGATGGTCACAAGTTTGAAGGATTCTTGCCACAAGATTTTGCGCAGAACAACAATGTCGCAAATCTAGGCGACGATGAGCGAACTTTTGAGACCTCAATCAGTATTCGCATACTTGGATATCTCATCGGCGCAGGCAAAAATGAAGAGCGCCCCAAGATTACAGTACGGGAAAATGCGGTGGATATTAAGCTGCCCCGAGAGCATGTTATTTTGGGTGATATTCCGACCACAGTATCGGGCGCCTTTTATCGTCCCTAAATATGACTTTAGACTTTCATTCTACTATTTACTACGAGAAGTCCTAGGTAATAAATACTGTGGTGCCTGAAGAAAATTAGCAAGGAGACATTTAATAATGGCAAGTGGAGCTAGAAAATTTAAGTTCATTTCACCTGGCGTGTTCACAAGAGAGATTGACCAATCTCAGCTACCAGCCGATCCCCGTATCATCGGACCTACTATTTTTGGTCGTGCGCGCAAGGGTCCTGGTATGCGTCCCGTCTTGGTGAGATCATACGAAGAGTTCGTAAATGTCTTCGGGTCCCCCGACCCCGGAGCCGAGGGTGGAGACAACTGGCGCTCAGGCGACTTTGACGGTCCCACCTATGGAGCATACGCTGCTAAGGCATGGCTAAACTCTGGTCAAGCCCCCCTTACGATGATGCGCCTTCTTGGAACGCAACATACTAATTTTGAGGCTGGCGGAGAAGCAGGCTGGGACACCACCGGCGCACCGGACAGAGACCTTTCAGAAAACGGCGGCGCTTATGGGCTGTTCTTGATTGATTCTGGAAGTCTAGGCACCGGCGCCACCGCTACGATCCTCTCAACAAACGCTCCAACTGCTGCAAACCAAATTACAATAATTGATGCCGCCACCTTAAGCGTGACTTTCACCGTTACCGCAGCCACCACTTCTGGAACCGACTTCGGTCGCGATGGCTCTCAAAATGGTATGGACAACCTCAAGACAGTTATTGAAGCCAGCGCGCTACAAGTAGCCGTGTCAGCAGTCACAGAGCCCAGCACCGGACAATTTCAGATTGTGGTGACCCAAGACGCAGCCGGCAGCGGCGGCGAGACCACTATCACAAGCAACTTGGCAAATGTTAGTATTAATGGTGGCTCAGCAGCCGCGAATGGCACTTTTGCGGGCTCTACTGCTAATGGACTTACTACTACCGGCAGCCTCGCCGCTGTTTGGTATTTGGAAAAGAGCGCATCAATTGCCCTCAGCGGAAACTTCTATGGAGCAGCCTCGGGCTTCGGCACTGCATCTGCTGGAACCTATATCCAGTCTCGCGGCGCTAGTAAGGAGTTTGTGGCTACAATCTTTAGCAGTGGGGAAACCATTGCCGAGAAGGTCTGCTTTAATTTTGACGAGAACAGCGACAAGTACATCCGCAAGGTCTTCAGCACCAACGCTTCTCAGACAAATAGCACTATTGTTGATTCAAACACAAACGCCTACAAGCGCTACTGGCTCGGCGAGTCATATGACCAGATGGTTCGCCGCACTGTATCCAACAGTGGTGAGAGCGGAAATGTTCTTGGCGTCATCTTGGCTCTAGCCTCTGGCTCAGCCAGCGCACTTGATTTTGATGATCACAACCAAGGGTTCCAGAATGCAGAGACACCATACTTCCGTTCACAGGACCTTGGAATTAGATCCAACTTCTTCCTTGAGAATACTGTAAGATTGTTCAAGCTTGTATCACTAGAGCACGGTAGTTGGATTCAGCGTAACGTTAAAATCTCCATTGAAGAGATTCGTGCAGCTGACTATCCGGAGATCAATCCTTACGGAACCTTCTCAGTTGTTCTTCGCTCTGTGCGCGACACAGATAACGCACCGCAAGTCATTGAGCGTTATGACCTCTGTAATCTTAACCCGAACTCTCCGGACTATGTTGCAAAGAAGATTGGCGACAAGTTCGTGGAGTGGTCTCCTACCGAGCGCCGCTTGAGGCAGTACGGTGACTATGATAACCAGTCAGCCTATGTCCGCGTGGTGGTGGATGAGGGTGTTGCCAACGGCGGCGCTGATGCATCTGCCCTTCCATTCGGATACTTTGGACCCCCGCGCTTCAAGGGCTTTACTGTTCTTTCCGGATCCACGCTTGCCGCACCGAACGCCCTTGGTGATACAGTTGTACGAACAAACGTACTTGATGCCGCCCAGGTCCCAGTTCTAGGGTCTAGCTCTATTGCTCTCCCAGGAGGAACACTTACAACGCCTGGTTCGGGAAGATTCGCCGCTACGTACCACGGGCTCCTTGGTGCTCTTACCTCCTTCACGGCTTCCTACAACTTCCCGGCTATTCGCACCCGACTTAGCGCAAGCGATGGCGGCATCAACCCCACCGACGCTTACTTCGGAATTCAGACAACCAAAGAAGCCAGCAGCATCACTTTTGATCCAAGCTACATTGACATGGTGAGACCGCTACCCGCTCCTATCGCGACCCAGACATTTGTCCCTGGGGCAAACACAGAGAATAGCTTTAGTTTTACCTTGGATAACATTCGCTTTATGAATGGCGCCCGAGAAGAGGCATATTACCTCTCTGGCTCCCGCAAGAGTGGAGCTTCTTGGACAGCCGCTTCCGGCTCACGCTCACTGCTGGAGAATGGATACGACAAATTTACTGCTCCAATGTTCGGTGGATTTGACGGGCTCAACATTGTTGAGAAGGAGCCATTCAGAAACAGCTACTTGAGCGTCAGCGGACAGACTGAGTTAAACAACTACGGCATTAACACACTCCGTAGGTCCATTGATACTGTCGCAGACCCAGAGTTCGTTGAGGCAAACCTAATGTCCATCCCCGGTATCTGGACCCCTGCGATTACTGACAAGCTTATCACCACTTGTGAGGAGCGCGCAGACGCCCTAGCAGTAGTTGATATCCAGTACGCTTACACGCCCGCCGGAACTGAGGATACTTCTAGCGCGGTCCAACGTCGCCCCGATGTGACACAAGCTGCCACGACACTTCGTGCTCGCTCTATCAACTCAAGTTACGGCTGCACCTTCTTCCCGTGGGTCCAGATCCGAGACACGAACACTAACCGTTTGGTTGACGTTCCCCCGTCCGTCGCCGCCATCGGCACCTTCGGGTCTTCACAGGCTAGAAGCGAGCTTTGGTTTGCCCCCGCTGGCTTCGTCCGAGGTGGTCTCTCCAACGGCGCTGCAGGAGTTCCTGTAACGGGCGTCAAGATGCGACTAACCTCTAAGGACCGCGACACGCTTTACAGCATGAACATCAACCCCATTGCTACGTTCCCCAACGAGGGAATCGTAATCTTCGGGCAAAAGACGCTTCAGGTCACACGCTCTGCGCTAGACCGTATCAACGTTCGTCGCTTGCTCATCTTCATCAAGAAGGAAATCTCTACGATTGCAAACACAATCTTGTTTGATCCCAACGTTCAGACAACCTGGGACCGCTTCACGTCTGCCGTGAACCCCTTCTTGGCTGATGTCAAGGCACGCTTTGGTCTTACTGACTTCCGCGTCATCCTTGACAGTACTACAACCACAGATGATCTGATTGATAGAAATATTCTATACGCGAAGATCTACCTCAAGCCAGCTCGTGCCATTGAGTTTATTGCACTAGACTTTATTGTTACAAGGACTGGCGCTTCATTTGACGACTAAGAAAAAAAATAGTTAATACTATTTAAATTGTAAGGAGAAAATAAAAGATGCCATTCTGGAGTTCTGGGAAAGTTGAGCCTAAGAGGCAGTTTAGATTTTTGGTCACCCTCGCCGGCATGGAGCAGGGTGCCACATGGTATGCCAAGAGTGCCACCAAGCCAGGTGTGACAGTTGGGTCAACCCCGCATGCCTTCTTGAACCACACTTTCTACTACCCTGGAAAGGTGACGTGGAGTGAGGTCCAAGTCGTCCTCGTGGATCCGGTCAACCCCGACGCCACAGGAAACCTTTTATCCATCCTTCGTCGTGCGGGGTACAACGTCCCCGGCAACTTGAACGAGCCTGATGCCACAACCACAATTGGCAAGGGCAACGCTACAGCTCAGCTCGGAAGCGTCATCATCAGGGGTATTGATGAGGACGGAAATATCCTAGAGCAGTGGACCCTCAACAACCCGTTCATCACTGATGTTGCGTTCAATGGCTATGACTACGGCGCCGAGGATCTTTCAGATATCACAGTCAAGTTTCGCTATGACTGGGCTGCCTATGAGATTCCTGAGACCCCCGGTCGTGACCCCGGTGAGCTAGTTGAGCGTCGTCTATTTCAGGCTTAACATATAAGAACCAATAAGGTATAATACTCGCATACAAGAGGTGAAAATTGCCGAGAAATACTCAAGGGCGCACGGCGAGCGCGCCTAAGAAAACAAAGGCGAAGACAACGCCAGCTCCCACTAAGTCCGTACTGGACTTTGTGTCCCCAACAGAATTTGTTGAACTTCCCAGCCAAGGTCGCTTCTATGCAGCGGATCATCCACTGCACGGACAAGACACGGTTGAGATCCGTTTTATGACGGCTAAGGATGAGGATATCCTCACTAGCCAGACGTTGCTCCGTAAGGGTGTTGCCCTTGAGAAGCTGCTCCAGAACCTTCTCGTTGACAAGACTATCAAGCCTAGTGAATTACTCTCAGGCGACCGTAGTGCCATCCTGGTGGCTGCTCGCGCAACCGCCTATGGAGAGGTATATGAGACAGAGGTCGCGTGCCCTGCGTGCTCTGTAAAGGCTGATTACGGCTTTAATCTTCGTGAAGGGACAGTCAATCATGGCAATGATTGGGGTAACTTAGATATTACCGAGACAAACAATACAACTTTCTTGGTCACGCTCCCCGTTACCAAGGTTACAGCTGAGATTCGTCTCCTCACAGGGGCTGATGAGAGCACCATTACTTCAGCTGTCCAGAAGAATAAGAGAAACTCCTTGCTGGAGAAGACCCTTACCTCCCAGATCTCAAAGTTTATCGTCTCGCTTAATGATGACGAGAACAGGGATATCATTTATAGGTTCGTGGATATGATGCCCGCAGCTGATTCCTATCATTTGCGTAAGGCTTATCGTGCCCTTAACCCCACGTTTGATCTTACTCAGCACTACGAGTGCTCCTCATGCGGTCATACGCAGGACATGGAGGTGCCGATTACGGCAAACTTTTTTTGGCCTAACCGATGACTATATAGAGCAGATATATGAGCAGTTCTTTGGGCTTATGTATCACGGCAGATGGGATTTCCAGCAAGCCTATAATCTTCCGGTTGGTCTCAGGAATTGGTTCCTTGAGCGGCTGATCAAGCAAAAAGAAAAAGAAAACGAAGCTATGGAAAAAGCTTCCAAGCCAAGAGGGGGAATACCCCCTAGACTCTCCTAACGATAAGCCGGAAGTGATTCCGGCTTATTTTTATTCTAAAACTAATTATCTAACAGGAGTTTACTTTAAATGGCGACCTTGGACGAATTGAACAGATCAAAAGAACTTCTTGAAGTAGAGAAGGAGATCGCAGAGACCCTGGGCGACCAGCAA